ACCTTCGGCTTGTCGCGTAAAATTGCGCGAAGCAATCGATGTTATGTTTTCGGGTGATGAAAAGACAATGATTGCCTTCATCGAAAAATTTAGAGAAGAGTTCAAAACTCTTGATATCTCACAGATATCTTTTCCTCGAGGCGTAAATGGTATAGGTCAGTATTCAGGTAAAAATGGTTCTCTATATGAAAAGGGCACACCAATTCATGTTAGAGGTTCACTCGTCTTCAATCATCTACTTAAGAAACATAAGTTAACAAAGACTTATGAATCGATCAAAGAAGGTGAGAAGATTAAGTTCATCTATCTAAAAGAACCAAACACCATTCAATCTAACATCATATCTTTTCATGATAAACTGCCGAAAGAGTTTGACATAGAGAAATATATAGACTATAATACACAATTCGATAAGTCATTTGTCGAACCATTAAAGATCATTCTTGACTGTATTGGTTGGAAAACTGAGCATGTCAACTCTTTGGAGTCATTCTTTGTATGACAGATATTGAAAACGATCCACATGTAACTAGAGATTGGGGTTACTGGGATGTTATAGAACGAGGTGATCGCTATAAGATCAAGCGCATCGTTCTATTTCCTCACAAGTCAATCTCTATGCAGTATCACAACCATCGTACAGAAACATGGTGTGTTATTGAAGGAGAAGGAAAGGCGCTAGTTGGAGACCGATCATTTCGAATCGAGAAGCACAGTTCTTTCTATATACCTATAGGTGTTGTTCATAAAGTTGAGAACACCTCATCTAAAACCAACCTAGTCGTAATAGAAGTTCAACAGGGTGAGATTACCCGAGAGGACGATATCGTAAGGCTAGGTAAACAACCATAAGGAGAATCTTATGTCTGATATCTTTTCATCGCTTATTAAAGAAACAGGAAATGAATATGCCGCAATTGCCGACGAAGGCGTGGAAGCGGGAGATGTTACTGGACTTATCTCTACTGGCAGTTATAGTCTTAACGCTCTGCTTTCTGGGTCTATCTATGGTGGTTTACCCGCTAATAAAGTAACAGCATTTGCTGGTGAACCGTCTACAGGTAAGACATTCTACGCTATCAATATCTGTAAACAATTTCTTATTGATAATCCTAGAGGTTTCATCTTCTACTTCGAATCTGAGTCTGCTATCTCAAAGCAGATGCTTGAAGATCGTGGTGTCGATACGAAGCGTATTGCGATTATGCCTGTCGCAACTATTCAAGAGTTTCGTACACAGGCCGTGAAGATTCTTGACAAGTATCTTGAACAGAAGGGTGAGAAGTTGCCCATGCTGTTTGTTCTTGACTCTCTCGGCAATCTGTCAACTGAGAAAGAAATGGCCGACATTGCTGACGGTAAAGACACGCGAGATATGACACGCGCACAACTTATTCGTGGCGCATTTCGTGTTCTTACTTTGAAGTTGGGTAAGGCTCAAGTTGCACTTATTGTCACCAATCACGTTTACGATGTTGTCGGTGCTTATGTACCTACGAAGAAGATGGGTGGTGGTTCTGGGCTTGAATATGCCGCTTCGACAATCATCTATCTTTCAAAGAAGAAAGACAAGCAACTCGATGATGATGACGGCCGTACTGGCGCTGTTGTAACTGCACACAATAAGAAGGCTCGTCTCACAATTGAAGACAAGAAGGTTGAGACTTGGCTGAACTATGCTCAAGGTCTTGACCCATATTATGGTCTGCTTGATCTTGGTGAGAAGTTTGGCATCATCAAGAAGGTATCTACTCGCTATGAGTTCCCTAACGGAGAGAAGGCTTTCGAATCTCAGATCAAGAAGACACCTGAAAAGTTCTTCACTAAAGAAATCCTCGATCTTATCGATGAAGGTTGTAAGAAAGAGTTCCTCTACGGCGGAACTAGAACCGAAGAAGTTGATGAAGAGGTAGAGGAGACCGAAGAATGATTGAGAATAATGATTTTAGATTTCGCGATGATATGTTCAAGAATGTAGATGGTCAAACAGTACCTATCGAATTATTGACAGGAAAGTATAAAGGTGTTATATTTCGTTTTATTAAAGTTGGTATAAAAGAAGAGACAGACGGTAAAGCACTATTACAATTCGAATATGAGTTGTATGATCCGGCTGAGTATACTGAAACTTCTTTAAGAAAAGATACGAAATTTACAACAGAAATTGGTTTGATTTTGAACCAAATGCTTTTACAGATTGCGGAGATAGATGATGCAAATAGAGAAAACCATCCTAAAGAACCTGTTGAAGAACGAAACTTACACGAGAAAAGTTCTTCCGTTTCTGAAGGATGAGTATTTCACTATTGAGGAAGACAGGGTACTCTATAAAGAGATAAAAGACTTTATCTTAAAGTACAATGCTCTTCCTACCTTTGATGCTATGATGATTGAGATAAACAATCTTCGTGGGCTCAAAGAAGATCAGGTCAAGATAGTCTCAGAAATTCTCAATGAAATTCATGAAGACAAGGTTGATACTAATATGGATTGGTTGGTTGACAGTACCGAAAAGTTCTGTCAAGAAAAGGCCATCTATAATGCAATCATGTCTTCGATTGAGATTATGAACAACAAGAATGGTGCTCTAACAAAGGGTGCCATTCCTCAACTTCTATCCGATGCTCTTGCAGTTTCATTTGACCCTAACGTTGGTCATGATTATCTTGAAGAGTTTGATGAAAGATTTGATTATTATCACAAAGTACAAGAAAGAATGCCTTTTGATCTTGACTTTTTCAATAAGATAACGAGAGATGGTTTACCCAAAAAGACTTTGAATGTTGCGCTCGCCGGCACAGGCGTGGGTAAATCACTTTTCATGTGTCATGTGGCAGCCGCTTGCTTAAACATGGGTAAAAATGTTTTGTACATTACGCTTGAGTTGGCCGAAGAAGAGGTTGGTAAACGTATCGATGCCAATCTTATGAATACGGCTTTTGATGATCTTATGGCCATGTCTAAAGACATGTACGATAAAAAAGCATCTAATCTAAAGTCAAAGACAAATGGCAAACTAATCATCAAAGAATATCCAACCGCTGGTGCTTCAACTATTCATTTCAAGGCTTTGCTGAATGAATTGAATTTGAAGAAGTCGTTTAAGCCGGATATTATCTTCATTGACTATCTAAACATCTGCATGTCATCTCGCATCAAGCCAGGTGGTAATGTCAACTCATACACATATATCAAGAGCATTGCAGAAGAATTGCGAGGTCTTGCGGTCGAATATGAAGTTCCTTTGGTTTCTGCTACACAAACCACACGATCTGGTTTTTCTAACTCGGATGTGGATTTGACTGATACTTCGGAATCATTTGGTCTTCCTGCAACAGCCGACTTCATGTTTGCCTTGATCACGAATGAGACACTTGAGGAATTAAATCAGATACAGGTTAAGCAGTTGAAAAACCGATATAATGATCCTACCGTCAATAAAAGATTTGTGATTGGTATTGACAGAGCGAAGATGAAGTTGTATGATGTAGAACAATCTGCACAGATGGATATTGTTGATAGTGGGCAAGATACGCCTGTGATGGATAGAGCAATGCAAAACAATCCGAAAGACAAGTTCAGAAAGTTGAAGGTGTCATGATCTACGTTCTAGTCGTTGTTTCATATTTTGGAGGAACACATAATGGACAATCTGTCACTTTTCAGGAATTCAACAACTATGATGCTTGCATTCTAGCCAAGAACTTTATTGAAGAAAAGAAGTATAGCAGATGGTCTCACGATAACTACAAGCTTGCATGTTTGCCCAAAGGAGAGTCAAAGTGAAGAAGTATGATATTGTTGTATCTCACGTTATCGATGATTTTGTTTGGAACGTTTATGAAAGATCGACAGAACAGATTATCGAAACTTTCTTCTTTGAAGAAGATGCAAGAGACTACGCAAAGTTTCTTGAAAGGGGAGGCGGTTTTGACGGATTCACTCCGTCATTCATGTTGACTATTATTCCCGATCTAGACGTTAATGCCAAGTTTGAGCAGCTTATGGCCTAGCCTTAGCCTACCCAACGTTTTCCGAGTAAAATCAATGACTTAGAGTGCGACATTCCGTCGCACATTTTTTGCTTGTAAACGTCGAGGAATGCTCCTATACTGTATCCATGATA